GCACACTTCGAGCACTCGCTCGAATGATTACAGACGAGTTGTTTATAAAGTTGGGAATCAATGTGGAATTGGATTTCTCAACGTTGACTGGTCAAGACATGGCTTCTCGTATGAATAAAGCTATGGACGGTGGAGACGGTGGAGACGGATATCTGTTAGTTAACGAAATCAGGAATTATTACGGATTAGCTGATATCCCTGGCGGAAATGTTATCTACACCAAAACCACAGCGAGGGGAGGTGTAAATAATGGAAATGGAAATTCGGAGCCTAGCGGAAGTTCAATCAGGGGAGAACCGGACGATTGAAGGTTACGCCCTTAAATTTAATTCATTAAGCAAAGATTTGGGTGGCTTCAAAGAGATTATTTCTCCTGAAGCACTAGCAAACACTGATCTATCTGATGTTCGATGTTTCGTGGATCATGATTCGAGTATGGTTTTGGGTCGGACAGCTTCGCAAACATTAGAACTAACCGTTGATGATGTTGGACTGCATTTTAGATGCCAGTTGCCGAACACCTCCTATGCAAACGATTTGTATGAATCAATTAGCAGAGGAGATATCAATGAGTGCTCGTTTGGATTTGTCGTTAGAGATGATTCACAAACATGGACACAAGAAAACGGCATGTACATTCGGAATTTAAACAGTATTGATGAACTCTTTGAGATATCAATCGTATCAATTCCAGCTTATAACGGAACGGATGCAGCACTTGCACAGCGTTCGCTAAAACGAGCTATCGATGAGCAAGAAAAACGAAAACTACAGATAGAGCTAGAACTTCTAAATTACTAGAGGTTCTTTTTTTATACCCAAAAACAAAAGGAGGAAAGAGTTTGGATAACGAAAAGTTAAAAGCAGAAGCACAAAAAGCGCTTGATGCAGGCGATTTGGAAAAAGCCAAAGGGTTGTTAGCTCAGATTCGGGCTAATAAAGAGCAAGAAGAAACACAAGCACAGCTTAAAACAGAATTAGAAGACGAGCTAAAAGGTCTAGGCGCTTCTGATGAACCTAAAACAGAGCCTGAAACAGAAAAACCTGTTGATCCCGAAAAGGATAAAGAACCAGAAGAAAAGGAAGAAGTGCCGCCTATTCCGCCTAAAAAGGACGAAAAAAAGAAAGAAAAGGAGAATCGATCTATGGAAGTAATCTTGGATGACAAAAAAGAAAAGGAAACTCGTTCTATTAATCAATTTATTCGAACAAAAGGGGAAACGCGTGACGGCTTAACCACAGTTGGCGCGGAAGCCGTTATCCCAATCGATCGTATCACAAAGCCCGAAAAACAACCTGAAACAGTTGTCGATTTACGTCAACATGTTGGCCGTGTACCAGTTACGACAGGTACAGGATCATATCCAATTTTGAGAGCTAACAAAAATAAAATGATCTCTGTGGCTGAATTGGCTAAAAACCCAGCGTTAGCTAACCCTGAATTTACAAAAGTAAACTACGAAATTGCCACTTACCGTGGATACATTCCAGTTTCTCAAGAAGCATTAGACGATTCCGATATCGATCTAGGCGGTTTGGTCGCTGAACATATCCAACGTCAATCACTAAACACTTCAAACGCTGCAATTGCTGCTAAGTTGCAAAAAGCAACAGCTAAAACTGTTACTACGATTGACGATTTGAAAGACATCGTGAACGTTGCGATTGATCCAGCGTATGCAGTCAAAAT